GCTGAAACCCTCATTTGTATTGTAAAATTAGCGGATGGTGCAAAATCAAATGCTGATAATGTTCCTGTAGGGGCTTGTACATAAACATCCCCTGTTGAAAATAATGTAGGAGTATCAACTTCCTCTCTAACTTTTACTAAGCGATCTCTATTTAAAAATGAATATTCATCAACCTTCAAGAAGTTATGATCTATACCATATATTCTGCCAATGGCATCAATTACTTCTTTTGTTCCCTTTCTTTTAAGAAGATAAATGAGGTTATTTAAAATTCTATTCCATAAATCGAATGCTATTTCTTGTTTTGGAGCACCAGTTGTTGATTTAGTAAAAAATGATTCAATAGCACTATTCACTGCAGATTGATATAATGTTATACCAAAATGTGCAGCTAAGACTGGAAGAAACTTATTAGGGACTCTATTAACGTCTTCATAACTTGTATGTTTAATATGGGATAACTGATCTGCAAATCCTTTTAGCTCATCCAAAAGATCACCAAATGATTGAAGTAATTTTTCTAATACTTCATTATCATCACCAAAAAATAATACTTCAGGAAGCATATTTTTAAGTTTTGGGCTTCTTGATATTGTTGTTTCTGCAGTAAGCGGATAATCTATATGGTCATTTGAAGAGCCAGAAGTTTTTGTAACAATATCAATATTTTGTTCTTCAAAATCAACTGCTTTACCTGAAATAGAATCTACCACTGCTGCTTGAGATCCTGTTATTGTATTGCTATGTGTTCTATTTACAAATGTAAGAAATATAGTATCACCATCATTATTTGTAGCTGCAGCAGTTAATGTATTTGTTAATGATAATTCATCAAGTACAAATAAATCAAAGCCAGAGGCTTCTTTTTTCCATTTATCAACTGCAAAAATATTCGCAGAAGATAACGATGCCGTATCACCTGCAGAAAGGCCGATAGGATATGTATTTTCTATTTTCTTTAATGTGTTTCTATATTTTCTTAAACCATCACCAAAAAATACATGGTTTGAAAAAAGGTTGTAGTCAATAGATGGCCTAATTCTTTGTCTTTCACCAGTTACTGATAATTCAGCTAAGNTTGAACTTAATGATCCAAACCCTGATAATGATTTTATTAGACTATTAAATGATTGTCCTACTTCTGGCATATTATATTACCCTAAATTTATGTTTATCAGGTTCATCAATAATTATAGTTTCACCACGCATTTGTAATTTAAGAACAGGTTTATAATCAACACCTATGTAAAGATTGTTTGTATCTAATTCAACAAAATTTCCATTAGAATCATGTGATATTTGATAAGCTGGAATTTCTATATCATCTGTTTGCAATTCTCTAAATTCTATTGTACCATCAGTACAGATGAATGTACTTACTGCAGTTGATGCAGCTGTTAGGGCTGTAAATGTTGTTTTATCATCTTTGATATGAATTCTTAGTCTTGCTTTAGCGCCTTTTTCATAGGTTCTTTGAAGATTCTTATATGTTATTCTGTACTTGGATGTTTGAAAATCACTAAATCCTGATGCAGGATCAATCGCAGTAAATACATGAGTATAATTTGCAGTTGGAGATGCTGAAATAAACCAATTATCTTTAAATGATGCATAGTCACTTCCAGTAAGAGGCATTGTTCCAATATTACATTTATATAATCCCTTAGCATGTCTTGCTGCAGTTAATGCAGTATGCAATGCTGAAACTGAAGCGTCACCAGAAACACCGCTAAGTGTAACATTGCCAGGAAATGGACCAGTTCCGTTTAAATCCTGCAGCTGATTGTTTACAATATTATAGAACCATAATTGACCTGTACTATTAAATGAAATTGCTGATCTATCATCCTTAATTTGACCTGGCCATTCAAGCTGAATGTAAGATCTTTTTCTTGTATTTGTTTCTTTTCCATAAAATTTCTTTGTAAATATGCTTGTTGCTGATAATGCACCAGTTTTGATTTCTTGGTTATCAGTCATTTTAATCATGACACCAAAATTTCCTGTATTTCCAGCAAGCCATTCTTTAAACATATTTGTTATATCAACTTTTAAATCTTCTTCACCATGATCAAAAGTTTGTGTAGCAGAATTTGAATCAACTTGAAAAGTTCCACCTGTTGTTGTCCATGCAACTGTTGATTGAGCTGAAACTGCACTTGCATAACCAGTTTGAGATAAGTTATCATTATCTAAACCATCACCTTCATCCCATTCTTGTGTAATTGGATGTACATTAAGATTAAATGACTTTGCTTGTTCATCACCATGTTTAGCATTAAACATATATAAATATGCAGTTACTGTTGTATCAGTTCTTGGATCAACAAGATTACCAGCAGAAATATCAGCTGTCAATGCAGAAAGATTATAANTTGCAACTATTCTAGCAAATTCTTTTCTTCCTTTTATAGAATCAAAAATATTCCACGTTTCAAGAATAGGAGAACCACCAAAATTAGCAGTTAAACTTTTTTCAGTAATCCATGCATCTTTATTTACATATGCTCTTCTTACACTCATTATATTTTCTCAAAATAATATATGCCTGGCGTTGAATCTTGCATCTTAGCATAGCCATATTTTTTAGCAATCATTTCTGCGAATCTTTTATACAATCTTTGTCTTGTTTTTTCTCTTGCTGAAAAACCAAACGTAATCAGTATCAAATATAACTTGAATATTATCAGGTGTATCTGTTGTAACTTTATATGGGTAAGGGTTATCTAATACTTCTTTTAAATACATTATTCACCTCATATTTTTGGTTTACCGAATAATTGTTTGACTACTTTTAACGATCCACCAACAGTTCTTTCATATTTACCATTATCATCAAGCCATTTTATTTTTTTGCCAAGAACCTTTTCAACTTTTTCTTGAGTATCAACAATGTTTATGTTATTGTCTACAAAAATTTCAGCTAAACGATGAGATGCTTCTACAAACCAACCTGATTTTTTTAAGCTGGATAATTTGTGCTTAACCAAGGCGCTCTTTCCTTCTCTGCCGCCATCAGTTCCAGCAAGTACCATTTTATTACCGAATCGTGTTTCTTTATAGATCGTGAATGCATCAGGCATTGGATCTTTATCTACATCTATCAATAAAGAAACCTTATATTTTCCTGTTAGCTCACTCAGGCTTTTTACTATCAGGCCAATGGATTTATATGTATGTTCATACATATCCCATATTTCATTAAGAACATCTTGATCTAATTCTGATAGTTTTTTGATCACCCATTTCTTTTTAGGAGCATTGAAATCTTCATTTAGTACTTGTCTTAATTTCATTATATTACTCTACCAATAATATCAAAATCTAAAAAGCGTGTTTCCCAAATTGCATATTCAGGAAATCTTAAGATTCCGTTGTTTGTATGCGCTGCAATATTAAATGCAACATTTGAATATGTTCTTCCATCTAAACTACCTGTTATATTTGTTATATTGAATGATGCTACTGATCTAATTTTGTCAATAGATTGAATTCTTGAAACAATATCAGGTATGACTATAAAATCATTAAAGTTAGAATTGGTTATATCAAATACTCTTCTAAGTTTTAATAATGCTTCTAATAATGCTTCATTTCCATTTACATTTGGTTCTGGAACAATTGAAAAATCTGTTTTGATATTTATTATCTTACCATCTGATAGTTTTACTGAATCAGAAAATGATTTAAATTTGTTTATGTATACACCAATATTATTTTTCAGCGTACCACCAGGAGCCATTAAACGATTATCTGTATCTCTTGATATAAGGAATAATTCTACGCCTAAAGCATTTTCAGGATCTTTTCTTGAATGGGCTCTAAATACTGAACCAAAGCATGCAGGTAAACTTCTTACTAAAACTTGATAGTCTTGTAACGTTACTGCTCTATTTTGTGCGCTAAAGAATGCTGCTGCATTTTCTCTCATCTCTTCTAAAGATTCTCTTTCCGAACCACCAGTAGCTTGTTCTGCATTTGATACCTTCATGTTATGTTCAATAACATTTACTTCTTCTGCAGATAATGATTCAAAATTAGCAGTCTTATATGTTACTGTTCTTTCTCTAAATCTTGTAAGTTGGTTTGAACCAACATTAGTTTCTAAACCTCCACCAAATCTGTAATTAACATCTAATGAAATATTTGCTGGTGCAAAACCTAAACTTTTTGTATCAAGAAATTGAGCTGCGTTAATAGCAGGTGGAGTAAATCCTGATGCAGATCCCCTTAATGTAGGAGGTAAAACAAAATCTTCTGGATTGATTATAACTTCTGAATCTTCTAATGTTAATTTTCCAGAACCAAATCTTATAAGAGTTCTACCAGCAGTCTCTCTTTCAACTGTATATCTTCTTGGTACCCTCTTTGCTTTAAGAACAAATGGTGTATTGCCTGATGTTGATGTATCATTATTTTCGCCAAACATAATTGTATCTTGCGCTAAATGGTCTACTTCAGTCCATTCATTTCCATCAGAACTAGTAATTGAAATAACTTCAGTAATATCTTCATTTGGTAATTCAATTTCTAAGAATGACTTACCAGCACCAACAGTATATACAAATGTTCTTGATTGTCCTGCAACTGCAGAAACTCCTGAAATAGATGCTGTAACAAATGTAGCATCGCTTGTTACTGTTCTATTTGCTGTTAACGAAAAATCAACATCTTCTATGATTTCAAAACTAACGGCAGGTTCTAATTCAGTAGAAATTCTTGTACCTTTATTTATTACAAATAATGATTGCGCAGATGTTGCTTTAGTCATAACGGCACTAATAGAAACATCAACAGTTGCTGGAGTAACAAATCTTGGTTTTCTACCTAATGTTTTTGAAAGTCCTATTATATTTTTTTCTTCAACAGCTCTATTGATAAATGTTTCATTAGCTTGTCTATCAATATGGAATGACATTAAGTCACCAACATACGCAAGCATTTCTAAAAGAGCCATACCGCCTGAAGCTTCATTAAAATCCTGAAAATCATTTGGAAAGTTTTGCTGAATAAATTCCATTAAATTCAGTTTTATACTATCAAAATCTTTTGATAGATAATTTACATTACGAACTTCTTTGAGTTTTTGTGTAGCCATTAATTATTCTCTATCCGCTTATTCTTAATTGAATTGAATCGTTAGCTGTTTCAGCTCTAGTTAATTCATAATCCATCTTTATTAAAATATCATTAGGCTTGAGACTTGGGTCATCATCATCAGTTATGACAGTAACCTTTGTTAAATTAACATGCGGCATCCATTCTCCTAATACTGATCTAATTTCATTTGTTATTCTAAGCCTCATTTCTGCTTTATTTATCTGNCTAAATAGTTCACCTCCATAAGCGGCAATATTTGTTCCTATTCCTGAATTAATAACACGCTCACCTTTTCTAGTAAGGAGCAATATTTTTATGTCCTCTCTTACAGCAGCTAATGTTGTATCATTACCAGCAAAAAAACCTCTATTATGAGCTCTGAGCGGGAATTTAAAATTTATTTGTCCTGGATTATGTGGCATATTTTCCTAATTTATATATTGATGCTTGCTTAAATGATTTGTTATTTCTGTTTTCAGTTCTTGAACTGCTACCTTAGAATCATTAATTCTACCTTGAATTGCAGCAATATCAAAAAATAATGTTTGCGGACCACTTGTATTTCTTTCTGGTATGTCTACTGTAAGATTGAAAGATTCAGTTTCACCTGATGGACCTGTTGATACAGTTATTGTATCTGTATTTACAGTTATTGCTGGAACTGTATGAATATGTGAAAATAATACAAAAGTTAATAGCAAATTAAGATTAATTGAACCATCAATGGCATCTAATAATTTATTAAGCCATTCATTTTGTTTTTCACCCAATACTAATTTTTGAAGTATTTCTTCTGAATCTTCCTTATTTGAAACATTTGCTATAATATCTGCAGCATTTACAACAACATTACCAATATCATCTTCACCAGTTAAACTTCTTCCTGTTATTTTTTGAATTTCTGTATTTGCAACATGAATACTTTTAGTTAATGTATCACCTATCGATGCGCTATTAGATGCATTATAATGACGTCTTTCTTTTATTCCAGATTCAAGAACACCACTTTCATTATTTTCTCCATCAAACGAATGTCTAACAAATGAATCACTTCTTCCTTGCTGAACAACATCCCCTGGTTTTAATGGAACTGAAAAAACTCTTTTCCTTGTTTGTGTAACTGGTTTTTGAATATTTTCAACTTTAAATGGAAATTGATATCTATCTTGAGGACTTTGATCTGAATTGACTTCCCTTGCTAATGTTTTACTTAAAAAATCTGTATCTTGAACTTTAGATATCCAAAATCCTTGAGATTTTCTTGTGCTACTTTCTCTCATTATCCATACTTCTTCACCAATTTCTGGAAGTACTATATTATGAATTGACATTAACGGTGGGTACCAATCTAATGTATCTGAATAAGGATCATTGCTACTTACGTTTTCACCTATAATCTTTACTTGTAAGCTTCCAGGCGGAATTATAAAAGAACTTTGTCCGTTATTAGTATTTACATCTACCCTTATAACAATACTTCTTCTTAAAATGAATTGAGCATTTTCATGCTTTTCCCAACCTAACGCAGAAGCATATGTTTTTTTTACAAATTTCTTACCAGGATAATATATTTCATCTAGTTTAGGCATTTTCTTCAATCTCTTTTATTTTTACACCCTTGCTATTTAAATCTTTTTCTAAAGACATAATTTCATTTTCAACTCTTATCATAGCTTCTGATGTTGATTGAAAAACTTCTAATAGCTCTTGGTAAATTTGTAATCTTTCTACATAACGTTCAGCAATTTCTTTTGTGTTATTAGCGTTTAATGAACCCATTTAATAG